CCTGTGCGGAGGGGCAATCAGCGAGTAGGTATATGGGATAATCGCGGATTCAGGTGCTGGTACTGAATTCACCGGGAGGCACCCGGCACCATGCACTTCAATAGATTCTCTCCACATTATGGATATTCTTTCAGAATATCCCACGCAGACTTTGTGTAAATGTTAACAAATGTGCGTTTTATTTGATCTGATTCGCTGTTTGAGCGTCCAAAACAACGGTATATATAATCCTTTACTATATGACATATGTGAGGAAAAATGGGTTTTCGTAGCGCATCAATTCTTACGTTGATTATTAGTGGGATTATTATCGGGTGCACTGATGCTGTATCGACAAATTATCATGACCGTACATCATATTACTCCGATAAAGCAATAGAGACACAGTATGTGAGTTCATCTGAACGTACTTCTGATGTTAGTGAGGATATCCGTCTGTATGCCCATCAAATCAAGAGCGCCATCGAAAAACAGTTCGGGGATGCGAGTAAGTATTCAGGAAAAGAGTGTACACTGAGAATGCATATGGCCCCGAATGGCCTTCTACTGGAGGTTAAAAGAGAAAGTGGAGACCTCGATTTATGTCGTGAAGCGATGAATGCGATAAAGAATGCTGATATACCTGCCCCCCCTTCGCCGGAAGTATATAAAGTATTTCAAAATGGGGTGCTGGATTTTAAACCCTGATATTTATTGTTTTGTAATAAACGGTTTCGGCTTAGGTTTGTTCTGACACAACTACGGCACTGAGCTAAATTTAGCGGATAGTCAGCTCTGAGCCAGTGGCGGACGTAACAACTACTATTGCTGAGATTTTAATGGATTGAGGAGCAAGAAGTGGGATTAAAGAAAATCGTTATGTTGACTTTTTGGGTCGGTTTTGTTGCGGGATGCACACCTTTACACCCTTCAGATTGCCACAAAACTACTGCTACAGGTAGTTGCAGTTCAGGACGCTGGGATGATCAGGATGAATGGGGGGCGCAAGCGCGGGGAATCAGAGCTGCAATTAATGCCAAACTTGATGAGCCGCATAACTGGAAAGGGAAAAAATGCAGGTTGCATATGGAATTCTCTCAGGATGGCACGGCGTTAAAAATATCTACCAGTAACGGTGATAAAGCCTATTGCGAAGCGATAAAGTCCGCAGCTCATAAAGCCAAATTTCCGGCCTTCAACAATCCGGAAGTCTACAGAGATTTTCAGAAATCTGGCTTTGACATGCGAGGTTAGCTCTTCAATTACTATATCTCATTCATAGCAAACTGACAGATTTGATGATGTTCTATATACGAAACCTGTGATGTCAAGTCTGAGCTAATACAAATAAACATAATATCAGAGAAATACATTTTATTAGCTCGCTACGGCGAGCTTTTTATATTGCATCGTCTCCAGCATATATATCAATTAAGGCTCTGATTGATGTGTCTGAAAGCCTACACATAATAACTATGCCATCCGTTCCGTGCGGAGGTGAGGCTATGAAATCCATGGACAAAATTTCAACAGGCATTGCCTACGGCACCTCCGCAGGCAGTGCTGGCTACTGGTTTTTACAGCTGCTCGATAAAGTCACGCCCTCACAGTGGGCAGCAATAGGTGTGCTGGGTAGCCTGGTATTTGGCCTGCTGACGTACCTGACAAACCTTTATTTCAAGATTAAAGAAGACAAGCGTAAGGCTGCACGGGGAGAGTAATTCAATGACTCAAAAATATGAACTGATTGTGAAAGGGATCCGCAATTTTGAGAATAAAGTTACGGTAACTTTAGCGTTACGGGACAAAGAACGCTTTGACGGTGAAATTTTTGACCTGGACATCTCGCTGGACCATGTTGAAGGTGCCGCGCTGGAGTTTTATGAGGCAGCAGCCAGAAGGAGCATCAGACAGGTCTTCCTGGATGTTGCTGCCGGGTTATGTGAAGGGGATGAGCAGTCGCCGGAAAAGCGCCCCGTAATTTTAGAGGCGCAGAATGTATGGATAACCTACAAAGGAAAGCTACCGGGAAGAATTACTGGTTCTCTGAAGACTCCTCCGGAATCACAACCTTAAGTCACTGACCGGAACAGATAAACCTGTCCGTGGGCAGAAACCGATAAATCCTGATAAATATCCATGAACGCAAAAATCAGATACGGCCTGTCGGCTGCCGTTCTGGCACTGATTGCCGTCGGTGCGCCCGCGCCTGATATTCTCGACCAGTTTCTGGATGAAAAAGAAGGTAACCACACAACGGCATACCGCGATGGGTCCGGCATCTGGACCATCTGTCGGGGTGCCACGATGGTGGATGGAAAACCCGTTTTTCCCGGTATGAAACTGTCGAAGGAAAAATGCGACCAGGTCAACGCCATTGAGCGTGATAAGGCGCTGGCATGGGTGGAGCGCAATATTAAAGTACCACTGACCGAACCACAAAAAGCGGGTATAGCGTCATTCTGTCCCTATAACATTGGCCCCGGTAAGTGTTTCCCGTCGACGTTTTATAAGCGGCTGAATGCCGGTGATCGTAAGGGCGCATGCGAGGCGATTCGCTGGTGGATAAAAGATGGTGGGCGCGATTGCCGCATACGTTCAAATAACTGCTATGGACAGGTTATTCGTCGTGACCAGGAAAGCGCATTAGCCTGTTGGGGGATAGAGCAGTGAGCAGAGTCGCCGCGATTATTTATGCTTTGGTTATCTGCATCATCGTCTGCCTGTCGTGGGCGGTCAATCATTACCGTGATAACGCCATCGCCTACAAAGAACAGCGTGATAAAAAAGTCAGTGAGCTGAAGCAGGCGATCGCCACCATCGCTGACATGCAGCAGCGTCAGCGTGATGTTGCTGCACTCGATGCAAAGTACTCGAGAGAATTAGCCAATGCGAAAGCTGAAAATGAAACTCTGCGCGCTGATGTTGCCGCTGGTCGTCGTCGGTTGCACATCAAAGCAGTCTGTCAGTCAGTGCGTGAAGCCACCACCGCCTCCGGCGTGGATAATGCAACCAGCCCCCGACTGGCAGACACCGCTGAACGGGATTATTTCACCCTCAGAGAGAGGCTGATCACTATGCAAAAACAACTGGAAGGAACCCAGAAGTATATTAATGAGCAGTGCAGATAGAGCTGCCCATATCGATGGGCAACTCATGCAATTATTGTGAGCAATACACACGCGCTTCCAGTGGAGTATAAATGCCTAAAGTAATAAAACCGAGAAATCCATTTACGAATGTTTGCTGGGTTTCTGTTTTAACAACATTTTCTGCGCCGCCACAAATTTTGGCTGCATCAACAGTTTTCTCCTGTCCAATTCCCGAAACGAAGAAATGATGGGTGATGGTTTCCTTTGGTGTTACTGCTGTCGGTTTGTTTCCAACAGTAAACGTCTGTTGAGCACATCCTGTAATAAGCATTGCCAGAGCGGCGGAAAACAACATTTTTTTCATCTTATTATCCTGCATTGTTAAAAACGGCAGAATCCTATGTGACAACAATTAAACGATAGTTAAATGGATTGATGAAAATTAAAACTATATAGGTGGATGCTCAGCCTATTGGAGGTAGTCAGGATTTGAATGTCAGTCTGTTGTCGGCATTCTGGCAATGCAATTTGGATAAAGCGGGGATTAAAAAGATAGAGGCGAGCCGGTCAGGTAGAAATGAATCAGGCTCAAAGTGAAGCGGAAAAGGTCTGTGGCACAAGCTGATGCAGCCATAATTACAGCCTGATGATTTGTGGAATGAAACATGTTGAACCTCCTTAATTGATGTTATTCGAGTGATGAAGGCATTCTGTCCTTCTATAGTGTCCAGTAAATCAAACAGGAAACTTGTCCAACGTGTTGGACAAGCCTCTCCATTAGTGAGTTGTATTGATCACAACTCTACAAAGAATTCATTACTGGGTAGATGAAAATAGTTTCACTATGAATGGAGGAGGCTATGTCGGTGGCTTCTTCATTGGAGTACATATGCCCCCACGAATCCCACGCGCCTGCCGTAAGCGTGGATGTGCAGGTACAACCACAGACAGTTCTGGTTACTGCGATAAACATCGTGGCGAAGGATGGGTACAGCATCAACGCGGACTGAGCCGCCACCAGCGTGGCTATGGCTCGAAATGGGATGCCATACGTGCGCGCATACTGAAGCGTGATAATCATCTGTGTCAGAACTGCCTGCGCAATGGGAGAGCCGTTGAAGCCAGAACTGTGGACCACATCATTCCGAAAGCTCATGGTGGCACGGATGCAGACAGTAACCTGCAGAGTCTGTGCTGGCCCTGTCATAAAGCAAAAACAGCGCGCGAACGCATCAATTGATAACAGTTCCCATCTGTAGGGGAGGGGCAGGTCAAATCTCTGCAACCCTGGCTGCTCAGTACCGCCGCCTGACCTTTCCTCGCATCGCCGCAGGTTCGAAAACTTTTTTTTGGAATGTGATTAAATGATTGATAGGTAAAACCGATTATGTCTGGACCCCCGAAAATCCCGCCACGCCTGCATTTGATACGAGGCAACCCCTCAAAGCGGCCAGTTAAAGACCTCAAAAAAACCGCTAAAAAGGATGAAAAAGGTCTCCCTAAAATTCCGCAACATTTAGGGGCGCAGGGGAAGTACTGGTTCAGGCGAATGGCGGAAGAGCTGAATGCGGAAGGGATCATTTCTCAGCTTGATGCGCGTGCGCTTGAGCTACTGGTGGAAGCCTATACCGAATACCGGCATCACTGCGAAACACTCGATGTTGAGGGGTACACCTACCGCTCGGAAACGCAGAACGGTGATGTGCTGATTAAGGCACACCCGGCTGCTGCGATGAAAGCGGATGCCTGGAAGCGGATCCGGGCGATGCTTGCAGAATTTGGTATGTCACCGGCAAGCCGGGCAAAAGTAAATACCGCCGGACCGGATAATGTTGATCCGCTGGCAGAGCTTTTAAAAGCGAGAGACTGATGGCAAAAGTGGCTGACGGGATCCGCTACGCCGAACGTGTTGTTGCAGGAGAAATTGTTGCTGGCGAATTTGTCCGCCTGGCCTGCCAGCGTTTTCTTGATGATCTGAAGTACGGCGAAAAGCGGGGGATTTATTTCAGTGAACCCCGTGCGCAGCACATCCTGAATTTCTACAAATTTGTGCCTCATGTAAAAGGGGCACTGGCAGGCCAGCCCATTGAGTTGATGGACTGGCATGTATTTATCCTCATTAATATTTTTGGTTTTGTCATTCCGCTGGTCAATGAAGAAACCGGGGAAGTTGTCATGCGCAGCGATGGCAGCGGACGTCCGGTGATGGTGCGCCGGTTCCGGACGGCGTACAACGAAGTCGCCCGTAAAAACGCAAAATCAACACTGTCATCGGGTATCGGCCTGTATATGACGGGGGCAGATAGTGAAGGCGGAGCTGAGGTGTATTCAGCCGCAACCACGCGTGACCAGGCCAGAATCGTGTTTGAAGACGCCAAAAATATGGTCAGAAAAGCCCGGTCGACACTCGGGCGGTTGTTTGATTTCAACAAGCTGGCGATTTACCAGGAGCAGAGCGCATCAAAATTTGAACCGCTTTCCTCGGATGCAAACAACCTGGACGGTCTGAACATCCACTGCGCCATTATTGATGAGCTGCATGCACATAAAACCCGCGACGTGTGGGACGTTCTGGAAACGGCAACCGGTGCCCGTCTGCAGTCCCTGTTATTTGGTATCACCACGGCTGGCTTTAACAAGGAAGGGATTTGTTACGAGCAGCGTGATTACGCCATCAAGGTATTGCGAGGCTATAACAGCGACGTGGAGGGCGCTGTAAAAGACGACTCTTACTTTGCGATCATTTACACGCTTGATGAGGGAGATGATCCGTTTGATGAAACGGTCTGGCAGAAAGCGAATCCTGGCCTGGGCATCTGTAAACGCTGGGATGATCTGCGTCGTCTGGCGAAAAAAGCGAAGGAGCAGGTCTCTGCGCGGGTGAATTTTTTTACCAAGAAAGTAACATCACGCCGTAACAACAGTGCGACCTGTCCTGATTTTTTTAGTAACCAAATGAAAGAAAAAGATTTTTTTCTTGTTCGTCGTTTTTGTTTTTTCTGGAAGGTTCTGGCTGTTTTCATCATTTGTGTATTGCACTGTGTATTGCAAAAACGGGTTATAAATCACATGGCGCTAAACAAACTGAGCGATAAAAAACTTCGTTCCCTGCTTGGACGCAGGAGTGAGAGGCAGGAAACCATCGCTGATGGTAACGGGCTTTCGGTACGGGTCAGTAAATACGGATGTGTTAGTTTTGTTTTCTTTTACAGACTGGCGGGAAGGGAAACCGCGCCCATCTGGCTGACACTTGGAAAATATCCTGATCTGAGTCTCAAATCAGCGAGAGAGATGCGCGATCAGTGTCGAACTTGGCTTGCGGAGGGCAGAGATCCACGGATTCAGATAAAAATTGAACGGGAAGCCACCTTGCAACCTGTTACCGTTCGTGAGGCACTTGAATACTGGCTTGATAATTATGCAATGGATAAGCGTAGGGGAGCAGAACATATCAGGCAGTGCTTTGGTAAACATATTTATCCGGTGATTGGTCATGTACCACTTAGTGATTGCTCTATATCTATGTGGATTAAGTGTTTTGACAAAATAAAAAAAGTAGCACCTGTACAGGCCGGAGCTTTGTTGCGTATATCAAAACAGGCGCTTAAATTTTGTAGGGTAAGAAAATACGCGATTAGTCATGAAATTGATGATCTTGAGGTCTGTGATGTGGGAAAAAAGTCTGCGCGAAGAAGCAGGGTTTTAACAGATGATGAAATCAGAGATTTATGGCGAAGTATTAATACTGATTATGACAATCACGAATTATCATATGAAAACCGAATTATTTTACGTTTCCTGGTAGTTTTTGGTTGTCGACTGTCAGAAGTATTACTGTCGTCCTGGGTAGAGTGGGATTTTGATAAGAAATTATGGCGCGTTCCCGCTGATCATAGCAAAAATGGCAGGGAAATAATCAGACCGATTCCTGATGGCATGTTTAACTGGTTAGTTACGTTAAAAAAAATAACAGGTAACAAAGAAAATGTGATTGGGTTTGATATGCGTCAGTGTACGGCAAGCGTAACTATCGGTAAGACATGGAAAAGGATGAAACACTCGGAGAAATGGACGGCGCATGATATGCGAAGAGTGTTTGCCACAAAACTAAGTGATCATGGTTTTGAACATAATGTGGTTGAACAGTTGCTTGGGCACACATTAGGCGGTGTTGCCGGGGTTTATAACAGAAGCCAGTATATGGACAGAAAAAAAGAAGCTATGAACTGGTGGTACGACTATCTGAATAAGCAAATTAGTGGTGACAGTAATGATTCAAATAGTTACGCGTGAAGAACTTGAAAATGATGAAACAATCGACAGGATGATTAAGGAAGATGAATGTGCATGGTTAACCGCTCTTGGCAGGAGACACAGATCGTTACTTGAAAAGGAAGGAAAATTTCCACGAAAAATATGTATTGGCCCACAAACAAAAGTCTGGCGCTTATCTGAGGTGCTGGAATGGGTAAAAGGTGAATGGAAACCCTGAGCTAAATTAAATGAGATATAATCAACCCGTCTTTTGGCGGGTTTTTTTATAGGTGATATTTTTATGCAAAAATTTATTTATCCTACACCCGAAGAACGCATTCAGATTCTGAAAGATCATGGCGAACCGTATGATCGCCGTATACGCGAACATGAGTGTGCCAATCGTACCGGGCTTTCAAGAAGCAGACGTTGGGTACTTGAACAGGAGGGAGCATTTCCTGCTCGTGCTCATTTAGGGAAAGTGTCTGTTTCCTGGTTGCTCTCTGATGTGCTCTGGTGGGTTATGCATCCGCCAGGAGTAAAGGAAGTAAACAGCCCATACAAAAACGCCAATAAGTAATTACCGACAACCCCGCACCACGCAATGCGGGGTTTTTTGTATGTGAGGTAAAAAGCAATGAATAAAAATATTGCCGTGACGGGCAAGGGTGACGCACGTCATGTGAAAAAATTCTGTGATATTCGTGATCTGGTCGTTCTGCGCTTTGATGGCGTGGATGTTCGTGTGGTGTATCTAAACGGCGATCCGTGGTTTGTTGCAAAGGATGTTTGTGCTGCGCTGGAACTGACCAATTCGCGTACGGCGTTGCAGATGCTTGATGATGACGAAAAGGGAGTAAATTTAACTTACACCCCCGGAGGAAATCAGAATATGAGCATTATCTCCGAATCAGGTTTCTACAAACTAATAGCCCGCAGCCGCAAAGCAACGACGCCTGGCACATTTGCTCATCGTTTCAGTAACTGGGTATTCAGAAATGTGATACCGGGTATCAGAAAAACGGGGGCTTATGGTATCCCGTGGGGCGCATTACAGGATTTTTCCCGCCGCAAAGAGCAATACCAGATAAGTGCCAGTGAGAAGGGGAGGGAGCTACAGGCATGTAAGCGCAAAAAGCGTGAGCTGGAGGAAGAAGAAAAAAGGCTGATACGTGAATACCAGCCTGAGTTTTACTTTGGTGAGCGTATTCAGTAACCACACGCGGTGTTGATTATACGGTACATCGTGTTGACCGGGAAGCTACCCACCAGCAAGGCAAAATCTTCTGCTAAAAAATGACATATGACCAGTCGTCCGGAAAGCATGAAATTTTACAAAAATGGAAAATGAAGATTTTTATTGTGCTGGTGGGTAAAAACAAAAAGCGCCCCGTTGCCGGAGCGCCCTTGCGAACAATTAACCTACTGCGCAAAAAATGAATATAAGCTGTGGAATTATATCAGACAGGTGACGAAGCGCCACTATTGCCGGATAACAGGCAAAACAAAGGCGACCGCAAAAGGGTCGCCAGTGGGAACAAGGGAAAACAAAAGCATCACCAACAATGCCACATTTGCGGCTGGTGGGCAATGTGATCAGTCAGATTTGGTTCGTTCCAAGGTTTGCAACGAGAGCTTTTTCCTGCGCTCTTTAAGGAATTTCTCAAGAGCAAACGAACAAGGTGCGAATCTTTCTGATTCATGCTCTATCTTTCTGCGCCGTCTTTTCCGTGTCGGTGATAATGTTTTGGTCAATTCTTTATCGGTCATTGTGTTGTCCTGCATAGCAATGCGCCGTAGTTACTCACACCACGGCGCTGATAGTGATTATTCTGATTCTTTGGCCTTCCGGCGCTGTTCATATTTTAATTTGCGTCCACAGGCATCTAAGACCCATGCGGAAAAATTAGCACTAGGATTAGTTAATTTTTCTTGTTCAACGCTGGCATCAATCCCATCTATAAGCTCATGTGGGAATCGAATATTTTTCTTTGCTGATTTGTTGTTTGTGTTACCGCTAGACATTGATGCACCTCACTTAAATGGACTTTATGGGCGCACACAATACAGCAAAAAAAATGAGATGTTAAGTATTGACATGTGCGCACACATGATTTTAATCTGTGCGCACAGTTTGAGTTTTGTCACTCAAATTAAGCAACGCCCCGCAGTGCTCGCAACACATGCAGGGCGTCTAACCACCAACGATAGCAAGAGTATCGAGGTAGCTATGAGAAATCATACCACACACCCGCAAGGGCGGGACTCGCACAACCTGAATAAATATATCTGGCGTTTTATCGCCCTGAGCACGGCACAACCGCGCGTGATTACCATTGAGGCCACCAGCGAACAGGAAGCACGCCAGCAATCCCCGGCTGGCTGCGTGATGGTATTCGCCGCCCGTATTCGTCAGGGGGTACACCATGATTAACCTGTCACTTACCGACCTTAACCGCATCCAGTTTCGTGAGAAATTCACCGGGCAGTTGCTAGTCAATGTGGATAAAGGTCGCGTGGTGAGTAATTACCACCTGCCAGATGAAGCAATTGTCGCAACAAGGGAATCATTACAGGAACTCGCAGAGCGTGTCGGAATGATTAACGCGAATATTCAGGGGGGGGTGAGCCATGCATGATATTTACAATGACACAGTAGATCATGCATACAGAGCACTTGCTTACAGTGAAAACATGCTTGAAATATTGCGCTTATGGCTTGAAACGCTTGGCGATAATGAAAGAGATAAACGCAACAGCAATATTGCAACAGCATTAATAACGCTTCTTGAGCCTGTAATAAATGAACTGCAAGAAATAGACATCTTGCACGACAGATATAAAGAGCAACACACCGGGAAATAAAAACCATGAAACAGAAAATTTCTGGCTTTACTGCCAGCGGCCCCGCTCGGCCTGAAATCCGCCCCGGCGATATTTTCCGGGATAACTACGGCGGCACGGTAACGATTAAAAGCGTGGCGGGACGGTGCGTTACTTACCGCCGTGATGGGTACGGCTATGACTGCGTGATGCCTGTTTATCAGTTCCGGCGTGATTTTTCTCTGGTACAGAACGCAACACGCGGTAAGCCCACCAGCAGGGAAAAAGCACGGGAAAATATTAAGAAAATAAAAAGCATGCTCAGCGCATCCAGAGGTAAAAAATGAAACTGGCACCGAACGTAAAACTGTTACCGAAAGATAAAGGCGAGGATGCAGTGATTTTTGCGGGGGATGACGCATACAGCCACGCAGAGCATTACATGCAGGGCGGAGAAGCCAGAAAGCGCGGCGACAAAATACCACCTGTTTATCTCGGGCGGCGTGACCTGGGTAATCTGGAAAACCTGCGTATTGTGGATGATGGACGGTTACGCGCCATGGTCAGACGTGCCGGAAAGCTGGATGACAGACAGGCGTTACAGATTGAAACCCTGCTGGCAGTGGCTGGTGTTAAGGAAGCCAGTTTTTGTGACGAGAACGGTGAACTACTGGAGGACTGGACACCGCAGCTTGCCCGGCTGAAAGACGAATACGAGCGCGGGGAAAGTCTGGTGTTGCCCTTAAAGAAAAAAATCACAGAAAGCCAGGGCGATGATGAATTAAAGCCCCGCGTTGAAAGTCGCGCCGATGGTGTTTTCTGGGTAACGCCCAAAGTTGACAAGCAGTCAGGCGAAATTATCCGGCCTGAGACGTGGTTATGTTCCCCGCTTGAACTACTGGGAACGGGGACAATCGGCAAAGAGCATTACCGCGTGATGCGCTGGAAGAAACCCGCAAACCATGAAGTCATCACAATGGCGGTTCCGTGCGGGGGCATTGGCGACCGTGACGGCTGGCGGTTGCTGAAAGACCACGGCCTTAACGTAACAACTAACGGCAAATACAGGGCTATCCTGGCTGACTGGATGCAGTTAAGCGGAAACCATGAGGAATGGCAGTTAAGCACAACAACGGGCTGGCATTTTGGTGCGTACATCATGCCGGACGGTTCAGTCATTGGTGAGTCTGAAAAACCGATCCTGTTTACCGGAAAAACGGCTGCCGTTAATGGCTATTCTGTGGCAGGAACGGCGGAGGGCTGGCGCGATACCGTTGCGCGGCTGGCTGGTGGTAATCCGTCCATGATGCTGGGTGTGGCGGTATCGTTATCCGCACCATTAATCGGGCTGGTGGGTGCTGACGGCTTCGGGGTACATCTTTTCGAACAGTCATCGGCAGGGAAAACCACCACACAGAACATCGCATCCAGTTTATGGGGAGAGCCGGACGCGCAACGGCTGACCTGGTACGGTACAGCGTTAGGCATCGCCAACGAGGCAGAGGCGCACAATGACGGGCTATTACCCCTGGATGAAATAGGTCAGGCCGGAAACGCGCGGGAAGTGTCCACGTCGGCTTATACGCTGTTTAACGGTTCGGGGAAATTACAGGGGGCGAAGGACGGCGGCAACAGGGAGATCAAACACTGGCGCACGGTGGCAATCAGCACCGGAGAAATGGACGTTGAGACATTCCTCAAAACGGAGGGGATAAAAGTCAAGGCGGGGCAGCTTGTCCGCCTGCTTAACGTGCCAATGGAAAAAGCCACGCAGTTTCACGAATACAGCACCGGAAAGGCACACGCAGACGCGTTAAAGGATGCCTGGACAGAAAATCACGGGGCGGCGGGGCGTGAATGGGTTAAATGGCTGGCAGACCACCAGCAGGAGGCAAAGGATACGGTAAGGGCATGCCGTGAACGGTGGCGCAACCTGATACCGGAGAGTTACGGCGAACAGGTTCACCGTGTGGGGGAACGATTCGCCATGCTGGAGTCGGCGCTGGTGCTTTCCGTCCATATTACTGGTTGGGATGTTCAGGCGTGCCGCGATGCCATTCAGCATAATTTTAATGCCTGGGTGAAGGAGTTCGGCACGGGTAACAGGGAGTTTAAACAGATGGTTGAACAGGCAGAGGCTTTTTTAGCGTCGTTCGGATTCAGCAGATACCTTCCGTGGCCCAACACCGACGAGCGTGATTTACCGATTAAAGAGCTTGCCGGATACAGAAAGGGGAGTATCAGAAACGAAGATGACGAGTTCCGTTTTTACACGTTCCCGCATGTATTTGAGGGTGAGATAGCACAGGGATTTAATCCGTCTCACTTTGCCCGCGCGTTGAGTGCTGCCGGAATGCTGGAAGCGGGTAACGATCGCCGTTACAAGAAAAAGGCGCTCGGCAAAATTGGGGGGAAGCAGCATGTTTTTTACGTGCTGATGTTCCAGCCTGAGGCAGAAGATTAACCCCCTGTGTGAGGTGAAAAGTTGCGGGTTATGCGGGTTATCCTGTGTATAAGTGCATTAACTGTATGAATAAAAAGGAAATCAGTAACCCGCACGTAACCCGCAAAACGGCAGTTATAACCCGCAAAAGTGCGATTATAACCCGCAGAATTTCACCGTAAGGGTGTAAACAAGCGTAACAATCAACGTTAAAACCGGAGAACAGACAGCATGACAGCACAGATAGCGGCTTACGGGCGGCTGGTGGCTGACCCGCAGTTAAAGACCACCAGCAAGGGGACACAAATGGCTATGGCGAGTATGGCGGTTCCCCTGCCGTGCAGCCAGGCAGATGACGGAACGGCGACGATGTGGTTATCCGTCCTGGCGTTTGGCAGACAGGCCGATGCACTGGCAAAACACCAGAAAGGCGAACTGGTGAGTGTGGCGGGTAACATGCAGGTAAGCCAGTGGACAGGCCAGAACGGCGAAATGCGGCAGGGCTGGCAGGTCATCGCAGACAGCGTAATCAGTGCGCGAACGGCGCGACCGGGCGGCAAAAAAGGCCAGCAGGGCCAGGCTACTGACGCACTGAACAGGGCAAAACAACAGACAGGCCAGCACGATGATCCGTACGGGGACGGGATACCGTTTTAAGCAGTGAGGTACAGCATGATTAAAGACAGCAAAGCGGAAGAACTGGAGGCTAAAGGGCTGTACCGGAGAGCGGCGGCACGTTGGGCTGATGTTATGTGGCTGGTGAGCACTGACAAGGAGCGCGAACAGGTGGCAAAGCGTCGCGCGGAATGTATCCGTAAGGCAGCGCGCCAACCAGTCATACCGGATAATTTCGGAATACTGAAAGAGGCCATAAACCGCACACATACCGGGATGGGCTTACAGAAACCTGGCGGTGAGATGTTCAGGAACTACCCGAAAAAAAAGGGGATAATTGATAACGGTTGTTAACTGTTTCTGGTATCGTGGTAGCAGGAGGAAACATGCCTGTGACATTTGAAGAAGTTCAGCAACATAAAAAGTTTCATGGTTTTGATGATCTGGAAACCACGACAGCAAAAAAATATCGCCGTCTGCTTTCTTCCGATGCGTTGTTTGTTGTGGATCATCATGATTTTCTGCGCAGCTCACTGACCGGGGAAATTTTCGCAACCAACCGTGAGCAGGTGGAAGCGATGATCGAATACCTGTGGAAACTAAGAAGCAGAATGCGGGATCCCGTGAAACGGTAAAATGATAAAGGCCTGGTAAAATCCAGGCCATTTTTTTACAGTAAGCCTATTAAGGCACTTGCGCCAGCCCCAACAATGCTGGCAACGGTACTGTTTTCCAGTAACTGCTTTAATACTGATTTGGCTTGTACATCCCCCGATTTAGAGACTTTTTCAACCAGTTCAGTGATGCTGATGTTTACCAGCATATGGTTATGCTCACCTATCTGCACTTGATTACCACTAATTGAACCAATGTTAAATGTATTACTTTTAGGTGGCGTCATATGTTCATTTCCCGTGATATTTTCAATATAGAGCGTCAACATATTTGGATGGTTGGTTCCCTGTCTGAGGGTTCCATTGGGAAGCAACTTCATATCTATAATTTTTAGATTTATCTCGTTTTTACCGACACACTGGATAATGTGTTGACCAATAGTTACTTCCGGTTCATTTGTATATGGAATTAATACCTTGTTTTCTTTTGCGTTTCTTTTACCTTTAAATGATTCGCCATTAATTATGAAAGTATCAGGGTATACCATTGCGCTTAAATTCATGATGCGTCCTTTGTTGTAGTCAGAGGTAGCAATAATAGGCCATGGTTTACTTCTTTTGTAAATTATTTGTTCGTGTTTTTTCGTGGTTGTTCGGCCTTACTGACAGGTGTTTACATACTGATTTTTATGTATATGTTGGCGTGTGGCACTCAGACGTGAGCCGCCACAATGCCGCCTGACCCCCTGCGCGATGCCGGGTTGATCTGCGAGATGCCGAGAGTGTCGGGCGGCGCTCCCTCCGTGTTGGTTTCACGTCCTGAATCTTAACCAATACGAGAAAACCTTCATGAAGAAATTAATCGAACTCCGCCAGCAAAAAACCGCCCTGAAAAACCAGATGCGATCCCTGCTGGAAAAAGCCGACAGTGAAAACCGCAGCCTGAACGATGACGAGGGCAAACAGTTTGATGAACTGCGTGCAAAAGCCGATTCCCTCGACACAGAAATTTCCCGCCTCGAGTCTGTGGCTGATGAAGAACGCAGCAAGCCAGGAACGGGCATCCAGAAATTATCATCTGATGAATTGCGTAACTACATCGTAACCGGAGATGTGCGATCACTGACCACCAGCACTGACAGCGGCAGGGATGGCGGATATACCGTAATTCCTGAGCTTGATCGCGAAGTCATGCGCCAGCTACAGGATGACAGTGTTATGCGCGTGATCGCGACCGTGAAGACCGCAAAATCAAATGAGTTTCAGAAACTGGTTTCCACTGGCGGCGCAACTGTAGGACGAGGCACAGAAGGCAGCGCACGTAGTGAAACCAACACCCCGAAAATTGAACGTGTAACCATCAAGCTGAATCCGATCTACGCCTACCCGAAAACCACGCAGGAAATCCTGGATTTTTCAGAGGTGGATATTCTGGGCTGGTTATCCTCCGAAATTGCCGACACGTTCGCCAGCACCGAAGAGGATGATTTTGTTAATGGCGACGGTAACGGCAAGCCGAAAGGCTTCATGGCTTACACCCGTGCGGCGACCAGTGACAAAACCCGCGCTTTTGGCACCATTGAAAAAGTGGTAGCGGCAAGTGGAACCGCCATTACAGCGGACGAACTGATCGACATTCTCTACAAGCTGAAAGCGAAATACCGCAAAAATGCCGTCTGGGTGATGAACTCGGGCACGGCAGGGACACTACAGAAGCTGAAAAATGAGAATGGCGATTATATCTGGCGCGACAGCCTTAAAGAAGGTGCGCCGGATATGTTGCTTGGTCGTCCTGTTTTCTGCCTGGAGTCCATGCCGGACATCGGCGCAGGAAAAGCACCGCTAGCGGTTGGCGATTTCAGTCGTGGTTATTTCATCGTTGATCATGTAACAGGGATTCGCACCCGACCGGACAACATTACTGAACCCGGATTCTACAAGGTCCACACGGATAAATATCTGGGCGGTGGTGTGGTGGATTCAAACGCCATCAAAATTCTGGAAATGAAAGCTGGCTAGTCATGAGTAAGGAGGAGGCTGCGGCCTCCTTTTTCAGCTTTATGGAGTACACCGATGAAAAACACCGATTTTGAAATCCGCACATCTGAACTGACCGCCAGCAATAAAAAGCTGGTGGGGTATGCCGTTCGCTGGAACAGCCTTTCAGAAATTATCTGGGACGAATTCCGCGAACAGTTCACGCCGGGGGCTTTTGCTGACTATCTGGCGGCGGGTAATGATGTGCGCTGCCTGTATGAGCATGACTATACCCAACTGCTGGGGCGCACCAAATCCGGCACTCTGGTACTGACTGGGGACAACACCGGGCTACGTTTTGAACTGACACCGCCTGATACCCAGCTTGGAAAAGATGTGCTCACGCTGGTGTCGCGTGGCGACATTACAGGAATGAGCTTTGGCTTTCGCGCATTATGCGAAGAATGGAATATCGCGCAAAAACCGTATTTGCGTACCGTAACCGCCGCTGAACTCCGAGAAATCACAATAACGTCGATGCCTGCTTATCCAGAATCTGGCGTGGAGATTGCCCACCGTTCGTTGTTTGCACAGCACCCTGAATTACGCCCGGCAGGAAATAATCGTCATCGCTGGGCTGAACTGGCGGGGTTGTGATATGTGGTGGCCTTTTAGTCGTAAAAAAAGCGAGCAACGTAACCTGTCCATTGATGATTTTCTGGCGCTGTCCGGCGTACCGAATACCGGATCCGGAGAATATGTTTCTGCCGGGACGGCTGAATCATTGCCTGCTGTGATGAACGCGGTTTCTGTCATCGCTGAGGCGGTGGCCACGATGCCGTGTTATCTGTATCTGGTACGTAATGACAAGGGCAGGGAGGCGCGGGAATGGCTGGACAGTCATCCGGTAGATATTCTGCTGAATGAGCAGCCTAATTCGTGCCAGACACCTTACCAGTTTAAACGCACAATGATGCGTCACTGTCTGCTGAACGGTAACGCCTATGCGGTTATTGAGTGGGGGCAGGACGGGCAGCCAAAATCACTTCATCCTTATGCGCCGGGGTGTGTTGTACCGGAACGCACAGGCGCACACAAATACCGCTATACCATCACCGAACCCTGTACAGGAACGGTGCGCACGTATTTACAGGAAGAAGTTCTGCATCTCCGCTATGCCTCGGATGATGGCTTTCTGGGGCGCTCCCCTGTCACGATTTGCCGTGAGGCGCTGGGGCTTGGCCTTGCTCAACAGCGCCACGGAGCCAGCATTATGAAAGATGGCATGATGGCGGCAGGGATTATCACGTCAGGCGAATGGCTGGACGGCGTGAAAGGTAAACAGGCATTAGACGCACTGGAACGCTACAAGGGGGCGAAAAATGCCGGAAAAACGCCAATCCTTGAAGGGGGCATGGATTACAAGCAACTGGGAATGAGTAACCAGGATGCTGAATGGCTGGCCTCCCGTCGCTTCTCCATTGAAGACATTGCCCGTATGTTCAACGTGTCGCCGATTTTTCTTCAGGAATACAGCAACAGCACCTACAGCAATTTCAGTGAGGCAAGCCGCGCGTTTCTGACTATGACAATGCGTCCGTGGCTGGCGAACTTCGAACAGCAAATCAAGGCCGCTTTGCTGGTGGCTTCTCCCGTACCTGGTACCCGTTATCTGGTTGAGTTTGATTCAGCCGATTTACTGCGCGCCACCCCTACCGAACGTTACGCCACGTATGAGAAAGGGATTAAGAACGGGATCATGAATCCGAACGAAGCCCGTGAGCGTGAGGGAATGCCGCCGCGTGAAGGTGGCGACGAGTTCAGCCAGGCATGGAAGCAGACTGTGGAAATTAAAGGTGAAAAAGATGAGTGAAGACAAAATTACACCTGATGAAGTCAGGGCACATCTTCGCCTTGATGACTTTTCCGGAGAAGGCGAACTTCTGAAAATGTATACCGATGCGGCGCTGGAAGCCTGCCAGAAGCATATCGGGAAACGTTTTGAAGACGGGCTGGAATTTACCCCGGCAATACGTGTTGGTTGCCTGATGTACATCGCTTTCCTGTACGAGAACAGGGAAGCGGTTTCACCTGTGGAACAGTCTGAACTGCCTATGGCTATTTCTGCGCTCTGGTCGGTTTATCGTGATGTGGGGGTGTACTGATGCCGTGGCAACCATTAAGGCGATGCACTGAGCCGGGCTGTAATAAGCGCGTGAAGTCCGGCAAGTGTGAAGAGCACAGGCGGGCTGCATGGCGTGCAGAGGATGCCAGACGGGGGCACCGCCGCGCGCGTGGGTATTCCCGGCAGTGGGACAAATACCGCGCCCTGTACCTGAGCAAAAACCCGTTATGCGTGCGTTGTCTGGCTAAGGGGATTTATACGCCAGCTCTTGTGGTGGATCACATCATTCCCATCAATGGCGGCGGTGATGTTCTCTTCTGGCCTGAGTGGAACCACCAGGCATTGTGCCAGACGTGCCACAACCGTAAGACGACACGGGAAGATCCAGCCACGAAAGCGAACCGTAAGGCGGGCATGTATCGCGAGCAGGAAGAACGGGCGGCACATCGTAACGACTGGATGTATGGCGATGATGACTGAACAGGAGCAAAACAGGCTGATACGTGGACTGATAAGGCAGCGTGACTTATGGAAGACACAGGAGACAGGGCACAAAGTCAACAGGACAGGGCGCACAGAACGCACCACACCGAAGCGATTAACCGACCGTGACCGCGAGGTCATGGAATGTTTTCGCAATCGCTGGTGAGGCTGTCAGAGGGGGTGGGGGAGGTTTTCAGGACGAAACCGTCCCTGCCGGACACCGACCGCCTCCTCAAATTTTTGTGCACGGGAATTTTTTTGAAAATAATTGGGCGAAAAAAGAACATGGCAAGACCACCAAAAGCCCCCGCTTACCTGGATGAAATCGCGGTCAGGCAGTGGAAGGAAAAATCGCGCCAGCTTTCCGGGCGGGAAGACCTTACCCCCGCCGACTGGAGCAATCTGGAGCTGTATTGCGTTAACTACTCCATATACCGCAAAGCCGTCGAAGACCTTGCGACGCGCGGATTCAGCATTGTTAACAGTCAGGGCAGTGAGAGCAGAAACCCCGCCCTGAGCGCAAAGGCTGACGCAGAAAGAATAATGATCAAAATGGCTTCTTTGCTGGGTTTTGACCCGGTAAGCCGCCGCAGAAATCCACCGGAAACAGAGGAAGAGGACGAGCTTGACCGCCTGGCATGAGTACGCAGAAGGCGTAAAAAACGGCAAAATTACGGCCTGTAAACGACTGAAACAGGCCGTTAAACGGTATTTTTCTGACCTTGAAAACCCCCTTTACACGTTCGATCCGGAGGTCGTGGAGCGGTTTATTGCCTTTTCCAGGGTGTGCCCGCACGTAAAAGGCGCAATGCGCGGTAGCCCCATTGAGCTGGAGCCGTGGCAGCAGTTCGCCTTTGCGTGCATCCTGGGCTTTAAGGTTAAGGCCACCGGGCGGCGCAAATACACCAGCGCATTCATTGAAGTACCGCGAAAAAATGCCAAATCCACGGTCGCCGCTATCCTGGCTAACTGGTTTCTGGTTATGGAAAACGGGCAGCAGGATATTTACACCGCCGCCGTGAGTCGTGATCAGGCGCGGATCGTGTTTGATGATGCGCGTCAGATGTGCCTTTTATCCCGACCGTTACGAAAGCGGGTAAATATTCAGGCACACAAGGTGATACACCCGAAAACCAACAGCCTGTTAAAACCACTGGCAGCAAAAGCGGCAACCATTGAAGGTACAAACCCGAGTCTTGCCATTGTGGATGAATATCACCTGCACCCTGACAACGGGGTTTATTCCGCGCTTGAACTGGGAATGGGGGCGCGTCCGGAGGGGTTATTATTTGCCATCACCACATCGGGGAGCAACGTTGTTTCAGCCTGTAAACAACACTACGACTATTGCTGCCAGATACTGGATGGTGAAGAGGTGAACGAATCCATGTTCGTGCTGATTTACGAGCTGGATGATGAAAGCGAGGTTGACGATCCGGCGATGTGGATAAAGGCGAATCCCAATATCGATGTTTCCGTCGATCGTGAAAAACTGGCCTCAACCATCCAGAAAGCGCGGGGTATTCCGTCGCAGTGGGTGGAAATGCTCACCAAGCGATTCAATATCTGGTGTCAGGGGGCTACGCCGTGGATGGGTAACGGTGCATGGGCGGAGTGCGCCGGAACGTTCGCGGAGGCGGATTTATACGGGCAGGAGTGCTACGCGGGGCTGGACTTATCATCAACCAGCGATATTTCCAGCGTGTGCTATGCCTTTCCGGTCGGTAAAAAGATTATGCTGGTTTCCCGTCACTATCTGCCGGAATTTCAGCTACAGAACCCCGCCAATAAAAACCGCGCCATCTATCGCCAGTGGGTAAAGGCGGGCTGGATACGCACAACACCGGGTGACTGCATTGATTATGACCGTATCCGTGATGACATCATGGCAGATGCAGAAAATTTCAATATCAGGCTGGTGGGCTTCGATACATGGAACGCCACGCACCTGAGGACGCAGCTACAGGGCGCAGGATTTGAGGTGGAGCCGTTCCCGCAAACATACCTTCGTTTCAGTCCGGCGGCGAAATCGTTCGAAGTTTTTGTTAACCGGAAGGTGATTGTGCATCGTGGTGATCCGGTGCTGGCCTGGTCAATGAGTAATGTTGTGATGCAGAGTGACGCGAACGCCAATATCAAGCCGAACAAGAAAAAATCATCCAACAAGATAGACCCGAGCGTTGCGGCGCTGATGGCGTTTGGCACATTCCAGGCAGAGCATGAGGAATTTGCATTCGATATGAGCGACAGCCACAAAGAGCGGCTTGCGGCGTTTGATGGTGTGTAACGGAATGGATGAGAGAGGACAATGCTCATTTAATGGAATAAATTTTCAGTATTACCGGCACCTACTTTCAGGGATGTTTTTGCGGGTTATTTGAGGGGTGTTTGCGGGTTATTTTGAATGTCTTGCGGGTTACATTCTGGCTGATATTTAAATGCGTTGTTTTTTAACATATTGATATTAAAGAGTAAAAGATAATTAGCACGCGAAGATAACCCGCTAACCCGCATAACCCGCACTGTTTTGTATATATATACGAAAAATTGCATTCAGGGGGGATCGAAATTTCTACTGCCTCTTATCTCTTTGAGTGCTCACCTCGTCAGATTGTTACACACAAGAAATAAAAAATGCTTCGCGATGGTAGGTCGAATCACTGTATCAAAAAACGGTGTGTATCAGCATTAAAACAATACAGATACGTGTATTGCGCTGTGTATTGCTCGATGATTTATAAAGACTGTTTTTTCATGTTAAACGATTGATATACAGTCAATTTTAAAAAACTTGAAATATTCTTACCAAACACATGAATGTGTGGGTCACTGCCGAATCTGCCTGGATGGATATGATTAAGTGGGAGAAGTGCGAATACATTGCTCCACAACATGAGCTGAAAACATATCCCATGTGGGTCGGCGTCGACCTTGCTCATAAGATTGATATCTGTGCGGCGGCAAAACTCTGGCGAACCGATAACGGACATGTTCATGCTGATTTTAAATTCTGGCTTCCGGAAGGACGGCTGGAACGATGCTCGCGGCAGCAGGCAGAACTTTACCGGAAGTGGGCGGAGATGGATAAGCTCATCCTGACGGATGGTGATGTTATCGATCATGCTCAGATAAAAAGTGACTTACTGGAATGGATTGGCGGTGAAAACCTCAGGGAACTGGGATTTGACCCGTGGAGCGCAATGCAGTTCAGCCTGGCACTGGCTGAAGAAGGGATACCGCTGGTGGAGGTTCCGCAGACGGTCCGCAATCTGTCAGAGGCCATGAAGGAAACGGAATCACTGGTTTATGCCGGGCGTTTCCATCACAGCAATCATCCGGTCATGAACTGGATGATGTCTAACGTTACTGTAAAACCGGACAAAAACGACAACATCTTCCCGAATAAATCCACGCCGGAAGCCAAAATCGACGGCCCTGTTGCGCTTTTTACAGCCATGAGCCGCTTTCTGGTAAATGGAGGGGGCGTGAATGACTTTCTGTCCACGCTTGATCCTGATGAGGACCTGTTAATTCTGTGAAACAGCTTATTACTGATATGACCGGGCTGATCGGTTTCGGTTTGCTCACTGCTGGCGTTTATCTGTATGCAGGTCTGCCAGCGTCTCTGATGCTGTCGGGCTGTTTGTTGCTGCTTTATGCACTGGTGGTGTCCATGAGGAGAAAACATGCTTCTTGATGCTCTGTTTCGCAGTGAGCCTCTGGAAAATCCCTCGGTTCCGGTAACCGGAGAGGCCGCTGAGACGGATAATATTTTTGCCCGGGATGTGTATGTCAGTCCGGAAACATCCATGAAGCTGGCTGCTGTCTATGCCTGTATTTATGTTATTTCATCCAGTGTGGCTCAGATGCCCCTGCATGTGATGCGAAAAACGAATGAGCATGTTCAGCCGGCACGCGATCATCCGTTGTTCTGGCTCGTTCATGATGAACCTAATGCCTGGCAGACCAGCTATAAGTGGCGGGAACTGAAGCAGCGTCATGTGCTGGGGTGGGGCAATGGTTATACGTGGGTAAAACGTAATCGTCGTGGAGAGGTTACCAGCCTTGAATGCTGTATGCCATGGGAAACCACGTTACTTAACACCGGTGGGCGTCATACTTACGGGGTGTATAACGAAGAGGGTGCATTTGCGGTAAGTCCGGACGACATGATCCATATCAGGGCGCTGGGAAACAATCAGAAAATGGGACTGAGCCCGATCATGCAGCATGCTGAAACCATTGGTATGGGAATGAGTGGCCAGCAGTATACCAGCGCCTTTTTTAACGGTAATGCCCGTCCTGCCGGTATTATTTCTGTGAAAAATGAACTGAACGAACAAAGCTGGGGCAGGCTTAAAAATATGTGGCAGCGGGCGGTGACAGCGCTTCGCAGCCAGGAAAATAAAACCATGTTGCTGCCTGCGCAACTGGATTACCGCGCTCTGACAGTTTCTCCGGTGGATGCTCAGATCATTGATATGACCAAGCTGAACCGGTCGATGATTGCCGGGATTTTTAATGTCCCGGCGCACATGATTAATGACCTGGAAAAAGCCACATTTTCGAATATTACGCAGCAGGCGATTCAGTTTGTTCGCTACACGATGATGCCCTGGGTTGCGAACTGGGAGCAGGAGCTTAACCGTCGCCTGTTTACCCGTACAGAACGGGCTGCCGGGTATTACGTTCGTTTCAACCTCACGGGGTTGCTCCGTGGGACCCCACAGGAGCGTGCGCAGTTCTATCACTTTGCCATTACAGATGGCTGGATGAGTCGGAATGAAGCCAGGGCATTTGAGGATATGAACCCGGTTGACGGTCTGGATGAAATGCTGGTCAGCGTAAATGCAGCAAATCCGTTGAATAACTTTAAAGATACGAAAGGCAAAGAGGAAAAGAACGATGAATGACCGTGAAACGCGCTGTTACAGCGGGGAGGTGCGGGCGGAACAATATGATAATGCCCCGACCCACATTCTGGGGTATGGCTCGGTATTTAACAGTCGTTCAGAACCTCTGTGGGGATTTCGTGAAATCATCAAGCCGGGGGCTTTTGATGATGTACTGAATGATGATGTACGTGGCTTGTTTAATCATGATCCTAATTTCATTCTCGGACGAAGTTCTGCCGGCACGTTGTCATTGTCGGTGGATGAACGCGGTTTACGTTATGACATTGTTGCACCGGATACTCCGACTATTTGTGACCTGGTGCTGTCTCCAATGTTGCGTGGTGACATTAATCAGTCCTCGTTCGCGTTTCGTGTCGCCCGTGACGGAGAGAGCTGGTATGAAGACGACGAGGGGATTGTTATCCGGGAAATCACGCGCATTTCTCGTCTGTATGACGTCAGCCCGGTGACATATCCGGCCTATCAGGACGCAGACTCTGGTGTCCGCTCAATGAAAGCCTGGCAGGAAGCGCGGGCGAGTGGTGCGCTGAAGAAAGCTGTTAACGAACGAATGGCGCGTGAGCGTCTTTTGACCCTTCTTAATGCATAAGGATACTACTGACGATGAAACTTCATGAGATGAAGCAAAAACGAAACACCATTGCAAAGGATATGCGTGCACTGCATGAAAAAATTGGTGATAACGCATGGACTGATGAGCAACGGGCAGAGTGGAACAGGGCGAAAGCTGAGCTGGATGCGCTGGATGAGCAAATCGCCCGTGAAGAAGAGTTGCGCCGTCAGGATCAGGCATATGTGGATGAGTCCGGGCCGGAAGAGCGCCAGAATAATGAGGCGGAGAACGGGAAAAAGGCGGTGGAAGAGAAGCGCGCTGCGGCATTTAACCGTTTTCTGCGTGCCGGATTTGCAGAACTGAATGCTGAAGAGCGTAATCTGATGCGTGAACTGCGGGCTCAGAGTGTAACAACGGATTCTCAGGGCGGATATACGGTGCCCACGCAGATGCGTAACAAAATCATTGACACCATGAAGGCTTATGGCGGGATTGCCAGTGTGGCGCAACTTCTGACCACATCAACCGGGCAGGATATCACCTGGTCAACGTCTGATGGCACGACTGAAGAGGGCGAACTGCTGGCGGAAAATACAGCCGCAACGGAACAGGATGTGACGTTCGGGACCGCTATTCTGGGGGCTAAAAAGCTGTCATCAAAAATAATTCGTGTGTCCAATGAGCTGCTCCAGGACAGTGGGGTGGATATTGAATCTTATCTGGCAAACCGTATTGCCCAGCGTATTGGTCGTGGAGAGGCAAAATATCTGGTTCAGGGGACCGGAACGGGATCACCGTTACAGCCAAAAGGGCTGGCAGCGTCGGTGACGGGAACCATCCAGACTGCAGCCTCTGCCGCTTTCACCTGGAAAGAAATGAATGCCCTGAAACATGCCATTGATCCGGCATATCGTGGTGGGCCGAAATACCGCTGGGCATTCAATGATGCCACATTGCAGACTATTGAAGAGATGGAGGATGGGCAGAAACGCCCGTTATGGCTGCCGGATATTGCAGGCGGTACGCCGGCTACTGTGCTGGGGATCCCTTATGTTATTGATCAGGCTATTGACGGGATTGGTACCGGAAAAAAATTCATTTTCCTGGGGGATTTCAACCGCTTTATCATTCGCCGCGTTACTTATATGGAACTGAAACGTCTGGTTGAGCGTTATGCTGAGTTTGATCAGGTGGCATTTCTGGCTTTCCATCGTTTTGACTGTGTGCTGGAAGATGTGGCAGCCATCAAGGCGCTCACTGGCAAATAACCACTCGTTGTTCAGTTACAGACCGCGCCGACGCGGTTTTTTTATGCCCGCACAGTGTTGCGGGCAGGAGTTTCTGATGGCAGCAATAGTGGAAAAACTCAGGGCGCAGTGCCGTATTGATACAGATGATGCAACTGATGATGAGTTACTGATGCTGTATTTCCGGGCTGCCTGCCGCAAGGCAGAAAATTTTATCAACCGTAAGCTTTATGAGGAGACGGTGCCGGAAGGTGATCCTGAAGGGGTGCTTATAGCTGATGATGTTTTGCTGGCGCTCATGTTGCTGGTCGGGCACTGGTACGAAAACCGGGAAAATTCCTCAGATGTCAGCAAGGCACCAGTCCCGTTTGGTTTTTCTTCTCTGCTGGAGCCTTATCGTTTTATTCCTTTGTAGGAGGAGACATGCAGGCGGGCAGATTACGTGATCGCGTAATTATTCTGAATGTCACCACCGCCCGCTCTCCGTCAGGGCATCCGGTGGAGACGGTGACGGAGGGAGCTACCGTATGGGCAGAAGTTAAGGGTATCAGCGGGAGGGAGATAATCTCAGGCGGAGCAGAAACCGCTCAGGCTACGGTCAGAGTCTGGATGAGATTCCGGCGCGATGTGACAGCGACTTCACGTCTGAAAGTGCTGACCGGTGCATTTAAAGGGGCCATTCTGGGTATAGAAGGTCCACCAATACCGGATGCGCGCGCTACCCGGCTTGAAATACTCTGCAGCCTGAAGGGGAATGTGTGATGGATTTCAGTCTTGATTTTTCCGGCCTGGCGGATATTGCACGGGATTTGGAGACGCTCAGCAGGGCAGAAAACAATAAGGTTCTGCGCGATGCCACCCGTGCCGGTGCTGAAGTTATGCGGGATGCAGTTGTTGAACGTGCGCCGGAGCGAACCGGGAAACTGAAGAAAAATGTGGTTGTTCTCACTCAGCGTTCAAAGCGTCGGGGGGAAATTATCTCGGGTGTCCACATTCGCGGACGGAACCTGCGAACCGGAAACAGTGATAACAGCATGAAAGCCAGCGATCCCCGAAATGCATTTTACTGGCGCTTTGTGGAGCTGGGAACGATAAACATGCCCGCGCATCCATTCATTCGCCCGGCTTTCGATACGACAGAGGAGCTGGCGGCGCAGGTTGCCATACAGCGAATGAATCAGGCTATTGATGAGGTCTTAAGTAAATGAGGGAGGGCACACTGTATTCCCTGTTGTCTCAGCTGGCCGGAGGACAGGTTTATCCTTATGTGGTCCCGCTGACGGAGGGAAAGCCTGCGGTATCTCCGCCGTGGCTGGTGTTTTCTGTGGTGTCTGACACGGCATCTGATGTGCTTGATGGGCAGGCTGAATCCAGAATTACCGTGCAGATCGATGTCTGGGCGACAGTACCTGATGACGCAGATGATATTCGTGAGCAGGCGCTTGATGCAGTAAGGAAACTGGCACCCTCCGTTATTTCTAAAACGCAGGGGTATGATCCTGACTCCCGTCTGAGCAGAGCCACGCTTGAATTTCAGGTAATAGCCTGAGGTCGTTAATGATTTTACCCACCCGCCGCTGGCGGGTTTTTTATTTTCAGGAGACGAGTATGTCCTCTAATTTTGAGCGTTCGCAACTGACGAAAATTATGATTTCGTCTGCACCGGTAACAGCAGAAACCCTGGATTCTGCCAGCTATCTTGGCCTGAGCTGTACAATCAAAGAGGTGCAGTTTACTGCAGGACAAAAGCAGGATATTGATGTCACCACGCTGTGTTCTGTTGAGCAGGAAAATATTAACGGCCTTGGTGCTGCTTCAGAGATTTCCATGTCAGGCAACTTTTACCTCAATGCTGCCCAGAACGCGTTGCGCAGTGCCTATGACAATGACACCACGTATGGCTTTAAAGTTATTTTTCCGTCAGGCAACGGATTTACCTTTATGGCAGAGGTGCGTCAGCATACCTGGTCTGCAGGAACCAATGGTGTTGTGGCTGCAACGTTTTCTCTGCGCCTGAAAGGTAAACCTGTGCTGACGACAGAGCCGCTGAAAGTGAAGGTCGATTTAAAAAGCACGCTGCGGGTTGCTTCCGGATCGAAACTTGAAATGGCGGTTGAGGCTGCGGGTGGTGTGCCGCCTTATTCTTATGTCTGGAAGAAAGGTGGTTCTCCTGTTTCCGGACAGACGGCGGCAACGTTCAGTAAGGCATCGGCAGTATCCGGTGATGCGGGTGCATATACCTGCGAGATTTCTGATTCAGCAAGCCCGGTTAACAAAGTGACCTCTACTTCCTGCACTGTTACCGTCAGTTAATGAGGATAGATGTGATGACTAAAAATATCCGTAATCTGGCACTGGCAACGATGTCGGGGTTTCGCCATAAAACTGTTGATGTGCCTGAATGGGAAGGGGCAACGGTTGTATTACGGGAACCTTCTGCAGAAGCCTGGTTGCGCTGGCAGGAGATCGTTAAAGCAAAAGATGATGAGACACCGTTATCCGTTGCGGAGCGCGCCCGCCGAAATCTGGAAGCGGATGTTGAACTGTTCATCGATGTTCTGTGTGATACCGGACTGCAACCTGTATTTTCAGAGGATGATCGTGAACAGGTGATTGCCGTGTATGGCCCGGTGCATGCGCGGCTTCTTCGGCAGTCTCTGGAACTAATCAGTGATGCCGGCGAGGTTAAAAAAAAGTAGCGCTTCCGGGGATGCGTTTTCTGATGATGCTGGCGCTCAGGATGGGGCGCACATTGTCAGAGTTACGCCGGGAAATGTCCGCATCAGAAATCATGATGTGGGCAGAATTTGACAGGTTCAGCCCGCTGGGGGACGAACGGGCTGATATCCGGGCTGCCCAGATTGTTTCAGCTGTTTACGGTGCGCAGGGGGTCAAAGTGCCACTGAATGATGCGCTTCTTCAGTGGGAGAAGGAGCAGACAGAAGGCGTATCAGATCCATTTGCTGGACTGGAAAACGCGCTTTTAATAGTGTCTCAGTGAGTCAACATAACCGCTTCGGCGGTTTTTTTTCGTCCGGAGAATGAGTGTGGCGACATTACGTGAACTGATTATTAAAATCTCGGCAAATTCCCGGTCATTCCAGTCAGAGATCTCCCGGGCTTCGCGTATGGGGCAGGATTACTACCGTACCATGCAGAACGGAGGCCGACAGTCCGCTGCTGCATCCCGTGAAATGCGGCGTGCACTGGCAGAAGTGACGGATCAGATAAATACAGCTAAATCTTCGGCACTGAACATGGCGGGGGCATTTGCCGGGGCTTTTGCTACCGGTCATCTTATTTCTCTCGCCGATGAGTGGAATTCAGTAAATGCCCGTCTGAAGCAGGCCTCACAGTCCAGTGATGATTTTCAGTCATCACAGCGTGAATTAATGGCGATCAGCCAGAGAACGGGGACGGCGTTTTCTGATAACGCCAGCCTTTTTGCCCGTTCTGCAGCTTCCATGCGGGAGTATGGTTACAGTTCTGAGGAGGTACTGAAAGTCACCGAGGCGATCTCCACGGGCCTGAAATTATCCGGTGCCAGTACAGCAGAAGCCAGTTCGGTGATCACGCAGTTCAGTCAGGCACTGGCGCAGGGAGTGCTGCGCGGTGAAGAGTTTAACTCGGTGAATGAGAACGGCGATCGTGTTATTCGTGCGCTGGCTGCGGGAATGGGGGTTGCCCGTAAGGATCTGAAGGCCATGGCGGATAACGGAAAACTGACCGCCGATAAGGTTGTTCCTGCACTGATTAGTCAGCTTGGGGCGTTGCGTGATGAATATGCAGCAATGCCTGATACGGTTTCATCCTCTGCAACCAAAGTTGAAAACGCCTTTATGGCCTGGGTTGGTGGTGCGAACGAGGCAAGCGGAGTGACGAAGACGCTCTCCGGTGTGCTGAATGGTATTGCAGGCAATATTGACACCGTGGCAACCGCTGCTGGTGCTCTGGTTGCCGTCGGGGTAGCCCGATATTTTGGCAATATGGCGTCGTCTGCTGGATCTGCAACTGCCGGATTAATTACTGCAGCCAGAAACGAAGTGGCTCTTGCTGAAGTGCAACTTCGGGGGACACAGATAGCAACCGCCAGGGCGCGTGCGGCGGTTTATCGTGCGCAACAGGCGGTTGTTGCTGCTCGCGGTACCGAAAGGCAGGCCGCAGCAGAAGCGAAGCTGACAGCTGCCCAGGTGTCACTTACCCGTAATATTGCGGCCAGAACAGCGGCACAGACAACGCTGAATAATGTTACGTCAGTGGGGAGTCGTTTATTAAGTGGCGCGCTGGGGCTGGTTGGTGGTGTGCCGGGACTCGTCATGCTGGGGGCTGCGGCCTGGTACACGATGTATCAGAATCAGGAGCAGGCCAGAGAATCTGCACGACAGTATGCCGCAACAATCGACGAAATTCGCCAGAAAACGTCGGCAATGTCGCTTCCTGAAGCGTCAGATAATGAGGAAAAGACGCGACAGGCACTGAAGGAGCAAAACAGGTTAATTGACGAGCAGAAAAGTAAGATTAAATCCTTACAGGAAAAAATTGCTGGCTATCAGTATGTGCTGGCAAACCCGGGCTGGACAACCGATAACGGTTTTATGATTAACCACATGACGTCGGTAAAAACTGTCACAGAAGGGCTTGCAGAAGCAACAAATCAACTGGCAGTTGAACAGTCTCGCCTCACTCAAATGCAGGGCAAAGCGCAATCCATTCAGGATGTGCTTGCCGGGCTGGAGGAGCGACGGGTGGCGTTGATCCGTCAACAGGCAGCGGAACAAAACAAAGCGTATCAGTCCCTGTTGATCATGAATGGGCAGCATACCGAGTTTAATCGCCTTCTCGGGCTCGGTAATGAATTACTTCAGCAGCGACAGGGGCTGGTGAATGTACCGTTACGGCTACCACAGGCAACCCTGGATGATAAACAGCAGACCGCACTGAATAACAGCGAGCGCGAACTGGCTCTGTCCCGCCTGAAGGGGGAAGCTCGTGAGCGTGCCCGCCTGGGTTATGCTGCGGATGATCTCGGCTTTGTGGGAGAGGCGTATCAGACAGCAAGACTGAATTATATAAATAACTCACTGGATGCATGGCGAAATAACCAGGCAAATAAACCCAAAGCGCATAAAAAGACCGAAGCGGAAAAAATAGAAGATACTTATAAGCAACTGATTAAACAGCAAAAAGAGCAAATAGCACTGGCAGGGCAGAATACTGAACTGGCTAAGATGAAATATCAGGTCAGCCAGGGCGAATTATCAACCCTGTCAGAAGCGCAGAAAAAAACGCTTTTGCAGAATGCAGCACTCATCGACCAGAAAAAGATTCGTGAGCAGCTTGCTGCGTATGAGAGCAGTCTGGCGGACAGTAATGCCAGTGTCAGAGCATCAAATGAGGCTCAGTTACTGGGATATGGTGAAGGCTCACGGATGCGTGAACGACTTCAGGAAATGTGGAGCATCCGGCAGGAGTTTGAGCAGAAAAATAACGAGCTACTGAGACAGTATCAGGCCGGAGAAATTGAAGAAGCCCTGTGGAAACAGGAAAAATCTCTGAATGAAAAATATCTGGAAGAGCGTCTCAGCGATCAGCAGGATTATTATGCAAAGGCTGATGCTTTACGCAGTAACTGGAATGCCGGACTCCAGGAGGGACTGACGAACTGGGCAGACAGTGCCACCGATTATGCTTCGCAGGCGGCAGATGCTGTCGTTTCCACTATGGACGGGCTGGTATCAAATATTTCCGATGCACTGGCCGGAAATGTTGTGGACTGGAGAAACTGGGGGAGTTCAATTCTCCAGGAAGTTTCAAAAATTCTGATGAACGCTGCCATCGTTAACGGGCTGAAGTCACTTTCCAAAAGCATGTCCGGTGCCGGAGGATGGCTTGGTACAGTCGGCGACTGGCTTTCCGGTGCAGTGGCAAACGCAAAAGGTGGTGTTTATACATCGGCAAATCTGAGTGCTTACAGTAACACCATTGTGGATACCCCGACGTATTTTGCTTTTGCGAAAGGTGCCGGGCTGATGGGCGAGGCCGGGCCTGAAGCAATCATGCCACTGACACGGGCAGCGGACGGCTCTCTTGGGGTCAGGGCCATTGGAAATGTGAATGGTGGCGGTGGATTTGTTTATTCTCCCGTGTATCACATCAGCATTCAGAATCAAGGGAGCAATGGCGAGATAGATGCGCGCTCAGCCAGGGGACTGGTGGATCTGATCGACAGCAGGGTTGTGTCAATTATGCAGTCATCACGTCGGGACGGAGGATTATGCAGTGCCTGAGTCTGAAGTTTTTAACTGGATCCCCCGCGAGGGGATGGAGACGACACGAAAGCCATCTGTTATTACGGTAAAGTTCGGTGACGGATATGAACAGCGACGGGCTGGTGGTCTGAATGCAGATCTGAAAACGTTTAAACCGGTATTTCGTGTCACGGATGAATATTCCCGTGCCGCGCTGGACAGTTTTTTATCCCGTCATGCCGGGGTTCGTGCTTTTTTGTGGCGTCCGCCAAAACACAACAGGACTGTCCGGGTTGTCTGCAGGGAGTGGAGCATTTCGGATAATGCCATGTATACCGATTTTAACTGTACCTTTGAAGAGGTCACTCACTGATGCAGGATATACAGCAGGAAACACTCAATGAGTGCACTAAAACGGAGCAATCCGCGCTGGTCGTGCTCTGGGAAATTGATCTGACAGAGGTCGGCGGAGATCGTTATTTCTTCTGTAATGAGCAGAACGAAAAAGGTGAACCAGTCACCTGGCAGGGGCGGCAGTATCAGGCCTATCCCATTCAGGGAAGTGGATTTGAGATGAACGGCAAAGGAGCCAGTGCAAGGCCAACGCTGAAAGTCTCTAATCTGCACGGCATGGTCACCGGGATGGCGGAAGACCTGCAGAGTCTGGTCGGCGGAACGGTGGTCAGGCGTAAGGTTTACGCCCGTTTTCTGGATGTGGTGAACTTCGTCAACGGAAACAGCGAAGCCGATCCAGAGCAGGAGGTGATCAGCCGCTGGCGCATCGAGCAGTGCAGCGAACTGAGCGCGGTGAGTGCCTCTTTTGTACTGTCCACGCCGACGGAAACGGATGGTGCTGTTTTTCCGGGACGTACCATGCTGGCCAACACCTGCACCTGGACCTATCGCGGTGATGAGTGCGGTTATCACGGTCCGGCTGTCGCGGATGAATATGACCAGCCGACGTCCGATATCACGAAGGATAAATGCAGCAAATGCCTGAGCGGCTGTAAGTTTCGCAATAACGTCGGCAACTTTGGCGGCTTCCTTTCCATTAACAAACTTTCGCAGTAATCCCATGACACAGACAGAATCAGCGATTCTGGCGCACGCCCGGCGATGTGCGCCAGCGGAGTCGTGCGGCTTCGTGGTGAGAACGCCGGAAGGGGAAAGATATTTTCCCTGCGTGAATATCTCCGGTGAGCCGGAGGCGTATTTCCGGATGTCGCCGGAGGACTGGCTGCGGGCAGAGATGCAGGGTGAGATTGTGGCGCTGGTCCACAGCCACCCCGGTGGCCTGCCCTGGCTGAGTGAGGCTGACAGGCGGCTGCAGGTGCAGAGCGATTTGCCATGGTGGCTGGTCTGCCGGGGTGAGATTCATAAATTCCGCTGTGTGCCGCATCTTACCGGGCGGCGCTTTGAGCACGGGGCGACGGACTGTTACACGCTGTTCCGGGATGCTTATCATCTGGCGGGGATTGAGATGCCGGACTTTCATCGTGAGGATGACTGGTGGTGTAACGGCCAGAATCTCTATCTGGATAATCTGGAGGCCACAGGGCTGTATCAGGTGCCGTTGTCAGCGGCGCAGCCGGGCGATGTGCTGCTGTGCTGTTTTGGTTCATCGGTGCCGAATCATGCCGCCATTTACTGCGGCGACGGTGAGCTGTTGCACCATATTCCTGAACAACTGAGCAAACGAGAGAGGTATACCGACAAATGGCAGCGACGCACACACTCCCTCTGGCGTCACCGGGCATGGCACGCATCTGCCTTTACGGGGATTTACAACGATTTGGCCGCCGCATCGACCTTCGTGTAAAAACGGGGGCTGAAGCCATCCGGGCGTTGTCCACACAGCTCCCGGCGTTTCGTCAGAAACTGAATGACGGCTGGTATCAGGTGCGCATTGCCGGGCGTGATGCAGGTGAAACCGAATTATCTGCCCGTCTTAATGAGCCGCTGGCAAATGGTGCCGTGATCCACATCGTGCCGCGTCTGGCGGGAGCTAAAAGTGGCGGTGTGTTTCAGGTGGTGCTGGGGGCGGCGCTGATTGCGGTGGCATGGTGGAACCCTGTGGGCTGGCTGGGTGCCGCGGCTGTATCGGGCATGTATGCGGCAGGGGCCAGTATGATCCTGGGTGGTGTGGCCCAGATGCTGGCACCGAAAGCCCGGACGCCCACAGCGACCAGCACGGATAACGGTAAGCAGAACACCTATTTCTCATCACTGGATAACATGGTTGCCCAGGGCAATGTTCTGCCTGTTCTGTACGGTGAAATGCGCGTGGGGTCTCGTGTGGTTTCTCAGGAGATCAGCACGGCAGATGAAGGGGACGGTGGTCAGGTTGTGGTGATTGGCCGCTGATGCAAAATATTTCATGTGAAACCGCCTCCGGGCGGTTTTGTCGTTTATGGAGCATGACGAATGGGCAAAGGAAGCAGTAAGGGGCATACCCCGCGCGAAGCGAAGGACAACCTGAAGTCCACGCAACTGCTGAGTGTGATTGATGCCATCAGCGAAGGGCCGATTGAAGGTCCGGTGGATGGATTAAAAAGCGTGCTGCTGAACAGTACGCCGGTGCTGGACAGTGAGGGGAATACCAACATCTCCGGCGTCACGGTGGTGTTCCGGGCAGGTGAGCAGGAGCAGACACCGCCGGAAGGTTTTGAATCCTCCGGCTCCGAGACGGTGCTCGGTACAGAAGTGAAATATGACACGCCGATCACCCGCACCATCACGTCGGCAAACATCGACCGTCTGCGCTTTACCTTCGGTGTGCAGGCACTGGTGGAAACCACCTCAAAGGGTGACCGGAATCCGTCGGAAGTCCGCCTGCTGGTTCAGATACAGCGTAATGGTGGCTGGGTGACGGAAAAAGACATCACCATTAAAGGCAAAACCACCTCACAGTATCTGGCCTCGGTGGTGGTGGGTGACCTGCCGCCGCGTCCGTTCAATATCCGGATGCGCAGGATGACGCCGGACAGCACCACAGACCAGCTGCAGAACAAAACGCTCTGGTCGTCATACACCGAAATCATCGATGTGAAACAGTGCTACCCGAACACGGCACTGGTCGGCGTACAGGTGGACTCGGAACAGTTCGGCAGCCAGCAGGTGAGCCGTAATTATCATCTGCGCGGGCGTATTCTGCAGGTGCCGTCGAATTATAACCCGCAGACGCGGCAATACAGCGGTATCTGGGACGGAACGTTTAAACCGGCATACAGCAACAACATGGCCTGGTGTCTGTGGGATATGCTGACCCATCCGCGCTACGGCATGGGGAAACGTCTTGGTGCAGCGGATGTGGATAAATGGGCGCTGTATGTCATCGGCCAGTACTGCGACCAGTCAGTGCCGGACGGCTTTGGCGGCACGGAGCCGCGCATCACCTGTAATGCGTACCTGACCACACAGCGCAAGGCGTGGGATGTGCTCAGTGATTTTTGCTCGGCGATGCGCTGTATGCCGGTATGGAACGGGCAGACGCTGACGTTCGTGCAGGACCGACCGTCGGATAAGGTGTGGACCTATAACCGCAGTAATGTGGTGATGCCGGATGATGGCGCGCCGTTCCGCTACAGCTTCAGCGCCCTGAAGGACCGCCATAATGCCGTTGAGGTGAACTGGATTGACCCGGATAACGGCTGGGAGACGGCAACAGAGCTTGTGGAGGACACGCAGGCCATTGCCCGTTACGGTCGTAACGTCACGAAGATGGATGCCTTTGGCTGTACCAGCCGGGGGCAGGCACACCGCGCCGGGCTGTGGCTGATTAAAACAGAACTGCTGGAAACGCAGACCGTGGACTTCAGCGTCGGCGCAGAAGGGCTTCGCCATGTTCCGGGCGATGTCATTGAAATCTGTGATGATGACTATGCCGGTATCAGCACCGGCGGGCGCGTGCTGGCGGTGAACAGCCAGACCCGGACGCTGACGCTCGACCGTGAAATCATGCTGTCATCCTCCGGCACCACGCTGATAAGCCTGGTTGACGGAAGTGGGAATCCGGTCAGCGTGGAGGTCCAGTCCGTCACCGACGGCGTGAAGGTGAAAGTGAGCCGTATTCCTGACGGCGTTGCCGAATACAGCGTGTGGGGGCTGAAGCTGCCGACGCTGCGCCAGCGCCTGTTCCGCTGTGTGAGTATCCGGGAGAACGATGACGGTGCGTATGCCATCACCGCCGTGCAGCATGTACCGGAAAAAGAGGCCATCGTGGATAACGGAGCGCACTTTGACGGCGACCAGAGCGGCACGGTGAATGGTGTCACGCCGCCAGCGGTGCAGCACCTGACCGCCGAAGTCACCGCAGACAGCGGGGAATATCAGGTGCTGGCGCGCTGGGACACGCCGAAGGTGGTGAAGGGCGTGAGCTTCCTGCTCCGTCTGACCGTAACAGCGGATGACGGCAGTGAGCGGCTGGTCAGCACGGCCCGGACGGCGGAAACCACTTACCGCTTCAGGCAGCTGGCGCTGGGGCGTTACACGCTGACGGTCCGGGCGGTAAATGCCCGGGGACAGCAGGGCGATCCGGCGTCGGTATCGTTCCGGATTAACGCACCTGCAAAACCCGCCACCATTGAGCTGACGCCGGGGTATTTTCAGATAACGGCGGTCCCGCGTCTTGCGGTGTATGACCCGACGGTACAGTTTGAATTCTGGTTCTCAGAAAAACGCATCACGAACACAGCACAGGTGGAAAAATCTGCCCGTTATCTGGGGACCGGCAGTCAGTGGACTGTCCAGGGGAGCCGGATTAAGCCGGGGACGGATTTCTGGTTTTACGTGCGAAGCGTCAACCTGGTGGGAAAATCTGCTTTTGTGGAAGCCAGCGGGCAGCCCAGCAATGATGGTGAAGGGTATCTGGAAATTTTCCGGGGGCTGATAGATGAGACGCTTCTGGGTCAGGCACTGAAAGAGCGCATTGATGCTTCAGCGCTGCGTACGGAGGTCACGCAACTGGAAGAAGATATCCGTCAGCGGATGGACACGGATATCGCAGAAGTGACCCGGAAAATCGGGAAGGCGGAAAACAGCCTCACGCAGCTGGTTGCGAAAAAGAATGAGGATCAGACACTGGCCATCGCGCAGGTGAGCCAGAAAGTGGACCGGGTGAGCAGTGAAATCTCACAGACTGTCAGCCAGGGGCAGTCAGAAAACGCCCGACAGATAGCACAGGTCCGCCAGTACGTGGATAAAAAAGGGAGTGAAATTACCTCGACCACGGATAAAAAGCTGGGTGACCAGGCCGTGACCATACAGCAAATCCAGCGGGTTCAGTCAGACACGCGCAATGAGCTGAATGCCATGTATATGCTGAAGGTGCAGAAAACAAAAAACGGTATTCCCTATGTGGCCGGGATTGGTGCGGGGATTGAGGATGTTGATGGTCAGACCCTGAGTAACATTCTGCTGCAGGCCGATCGCATTGCGATGATTACCCCGGAGAACGGCAACACCACGCCGCTGTTTGTGGCGCAGGGGAATCAGCTGTTCATGAACGACGTGTTCCTGAAGCGACTGTTTGCGGTGAGCATCACGTCATCCGGCAATCCTCCGACGTTTTCCCTGACGCCGGATGGCAGGCTGACAGCCCGCAATGCGGATATCAGTGGAGCCATCACGGCGAATACCGGCACGCTCAATAATGTCACCATTAACGAGAACTGTGTCATCAGAGGGAAACTGTCTGCAAACCAGATTGAAGGCGATCTCGTTAAAACAGTGGGTAAGGCTTTCCCTCGTGACTCCCGTGCACCGAAGCGTTGGCCATCAGGAACCATTACCGTCAGGGTTTATGACGATCAGCCGTTTAACCGGCAGATTGTTATTCCGGCGGTGGCTTTCAGCGGTGCCAGACATGAGCGGGAGAACAGCGATACTTATTCGTCATGCCGCCTGATAGTACGGAAAAACGGTGCTGAAATTTATAACCGTACCGCGATGGATAATACGCTGGTTTACAGTGGTGTTATTGATATGCCTGCTGGTCGCGGCGACATGACGCTGGAGTTTTCTGTATCAGCATGGTGGGTAAATGGCTGGTATCCCACAGCAAGTATCAGCGATTTGCTGGTTGTTGTGATGAAGAAAGCCACTGCAGGCATCACGATTAGCTGAATTTTATAACCCCAATACGGGCGCCAGAAATGGCGCCTTTTTTATTGCAGAAAAGCGAGAGGTAATTATGCGTAAATTATGTGC